AGAAACAGGTTGATGACGAAGACGCCGCCGAAGCCAGCAGCGCCGCGCAACAGGGCGATGACGGTCGGCAGGAAATACAGAAATACCAAAAATGCGAGTTCCATGCGGCGAGCATGACACGGGCGAGGGGATCGGGCAAGAATGACGGTCATCATCACAGGCGGCTACTCCGGCACCTACGCCAACACCCACGCCCGCATCCTGCATTCGGGCGGCTGGCTTACCGGGGGCACGGTCACGGCGTCCAGCACGGCGACCGACTATTTCGCGGATGGTCCCGACAACTCCCTGACCTATGAGAAGTGGAAGCCGACCGCGCTGGCGGCGACGTGGGAATACAACTTCGGCGGGTCGGAAACCTTCGACTGCTGCGCCATCGGGGCGCATACGCTGGGCACCAACGGCAACAGCCTGCAAGTGCAGAAGTACGCCGCCGGGGCATGGACGGACGTTCTGACGGCCACGGCCATCAGCGATGACAGCCCGATCATGGTGCTGCTGCCGTCCACCACCGACAGCCGCGCGCGCATCCGCATCAGCGGGGGCACGGCGCCGGAGGTTGGGGTCATCAAGTTCGGCACGGTGCTGGAAATGCCGCGCCCGCTCTACGGGGGGCATGTGCCGCTCGACCTCGGGCGGGTGACGCAGATGCGGTCCAACACCTCCGTCACCGGCGAGTTCCTGGGGCGGACGAAACAGCGGGTGATGCAGCAGGCCAGCGTCCAGTGGCAGCACATCACGGCGGCGTGGATGCGGACCAACTGGCCGGGGCTGCAACGGGGCGTTGAGGAGGAACCGTTCTTCATCGCGACCCGTCCCAGCGACACCGACTTTGGCGCGGTGGGGCTTTGCTATGTGCAGGACATGCCGGTGCCGCAGACCATGGGCATTCGCGATCTGATGGAGGTCTCCATGTCCCTCACTGGATACGGGTACGACTGATGACCGCAACCACCGTAGGCCGCGAGCCGGTTCAGCTTGTCGAGATCCGGCAGCCCCTCTGCGGCAACACCTTCGGCACCGCGCCCTGCACCGCCACGGGCACCGGCGCGACGAAGTGCTACAACACCCGCGCGACCTGTCAGGACGCCGCCAATTATCGCCACCACCCGGCGGGGCACCTGACCTATGACCGGGGGTACGACGAGGCCGACACGCTGACGGCGACGGACTTCGCTCGCACCGCCGATTTCCTCTTTGCGCTGAAAGCCCGCATTCCTTCGGGCGGGGCGGGGGTTCTGTGGCACCTGGGGGACGCGACCACGGGGGCATACCTCGGCATCACCAGCGGCGGCAACATCGTGTTCCGGGCCGGGGACGGGGGCACCGGGACGCCGACGAACTGCGCCAAGCTGGACACCAGCGCCAGCGCCATCCTTGGCAAGACGGTGGTGCTTTTCGGGGCTATCGACGTATCCGCGAATAGCGTGACGCTGTGGTCCTGGGACGAGACGCTGCGCGAGGTCAGCGAGATCGGCACCGCCACGGCGGCCGGGTCTTTCGCCACATGGGCCGGGGCAGTGGACGGCGCGGTCGGCACCAACGGCGGCACGGTCCCGACCGGCGAGAACGGCGACGACTTCAGCGGCGACGTGCTGCACTTCCACGCCTACGACAGCACCGCCGCCCCGGACATGACGGCGAGTTTCGTCCTGCCGCTCTACTTCTCGCGCGGCCACATTGCCGACCGGGTGCCGGGCGTGCCCTACATCATCCCATCGCTGGAGAGCGTCAGCACCGCGCCCACGCGGATCAATCTGTCCTCAGCCAACCGGGACGCCAAGGGCCTCGGCAACCGCGCGCTGGCGTCCATCCGCTTTGCCGACCACCCGCACACGGATCGCCGGGTTGACCCCTACGTTGACGGGCGCGGTTTCGACCCGATGACGCGGGGCACGTTCTGGTCAAAGTGGATGGTCCGCAATCTCTACCGCAACAACATGTTGCTGCGGGTGTATGAGGGCTACGCCGGCCAGACCCTCAGCCAAATGACCGAGCGCCGGTTTTTCCTGACCGGCACGCGCGGCCCGGATGACGGTGGCGGCGTCACCATCGAGGCCAAGGACATTTTGGCGAAGCTGGAGGAGCGCAAGGCGCAGGCGCCGGAAGCCTCGCCGGGGGAACTTTACGCCGACATCACCGACAGCCAGACCAGCATCGAGGTCGCGAACGCGGTCACGACCGACTACCCCGCCAGCGGCACGCTGCGGATTGACGACGAGTTGATGACCTATTCGTCGGTTGCTACCTCCACCTTCGGCATCACCTTCACCATCACCGCGCGGGGCACCGACAACACCACCGCCGCCACCCATGACGCCGAGACCAAAGTGCAGGAGTGCTTGCGGTTCACCGACCAGCCGGTGGCGAACGTGGCGCGAACGCTGCTGCGCGATTGGGGCGAGATCGATGAGGCTTGGCTGGACTTCGCCAATTGGGAGGCGGAGGCGGAGAACTACCTGCAAGCCTACCGGCTGACCACCGTCATCACCGAGCCAACCGAGGTGGCCGAGCTGGTATCGGAAATTCAGGAACAGGTCGGTTTCTATCTCTGGTGGGACGAGCGCGCCGCGCTGGTCAAGTTCCGCGCGATCCGGGGCGTGGACACCGAGCCGGAACTGCTGACCGCCGAAAGCAACATCATGCGCGGCATGTCCATCGAGGAGCTGCCGCGACAGCGGGTTTCGCAGGTCTGGCTCTACTACGGCATCCGCGACTACACCGGCAGCATTGAAGAGCCGGGGAACTACGACCGGGCCTCACTGATCGCCACCACCGAAGCCGAGAGCGCAGAGCAATACGGCGAACCGTCCATCCGCAAGATCTACAGCCGGTGGCTGCATACGGCGGCGCTGGCCGACACCACCGCTTCCAAGATCGCCACCCGCTACGAGGACTCGCCCCGGCAGGCCAGCTTCACGATGGACGCCAAGGATCGCGGCTATTGGGTGGGGGATACCTTGCGGATCAGCCACCCGCTTGACGTTGACGAGTACGGCGAGCGGCGCACCCGCTACTGGACCATCATCAGCGCCGAAGAGGTCCAGCCCGGCGAGGTGGTCCGCTACGTGGCCGAGGATACCACGCTTTACAGCAACATTTATTACATCCTGCCATCCGGCGCGGCGGATTACTCGGCCCCGGCTGATTTCGGCGCGGCCTTCATCGGTGACGCGGACGGGCTGCTGTCCGATGGCACAACCTGCGCGAGGATCGCATGACCAGCTACACGGCCATCACCAACGGCGAGATTGACCAGGACAGCCCGATCACGCAGCCGCTCATGACGGCGATGCGGGACAACCCGCTTTCGATGTTCGAGACCGACAGCAGCGCCCCGCTGGCGGCCTTCGCGTGGCAGATCGAGGACGGCGCGGGGGGCACCGACCCGATCTATGACCACAGCGTGGACGGAACCGTTACCAGCATCACCACGCCGGATTTCGCGGACGGGTGGGAATACATGCTGGTCGGGGTGGATATATCCATGGGATCAAGCGGCGCGTCATCGGTAAATCTCGACTTCCACGACAGCACCACCGGCAGCAGCCACGATGTGGGCGACTTCACTGGTGCAGTAGGTACGGGCGACACATGCGATTTCGAGATCGTCATCCCTATGCCCCGCTGGTCCAGAGGCGCGCACTTCGCCAGCGCCATCTCCTGCGTGAACCACGCTAGCTTCACCTCCTACGCATTGGGGCGGGCCGCCGCCGACTTCAAGGTGGACCGGGTGACCATCGATCCTGTCGGCACAGGGGCTGACATCGACGCCGGCAAGGTCTGGCTTCTCAAACGCGCAGTCTACGCGGGGCGGTGAACATGAAACAGCGCAAGATCATCAAGGACGGCAAGCTCACTTGGGAGCCTGTTGAGGAAACCGAGGCCGAGGCGGCGCAGCGCAAGCGCGAGTCCAAGAAATCGATGGCGACGGTGGCGCGGGCCACCCGTAACGAACTGCTGCGCGGCACCGACTGGACGCAGCTTGCCGACGCGCCGCTCACCCCCGCCAAGCGGAAAGCATATGCGGCCTATCGCAAGGCGCTGCGCGACGTGACCAAGCAGCCGGACTTCCCGGAGCGGATAGATTGGCCTGACGGGCCGGGCGCGAAGAAGATCAGCAGGCGCTAACGCCGCCTGAGACCACCCAACAACAAAACCGGCAACAACGCCTTTCGGGCGAGGGATGAAGCATGTCGAGCATCTACAATCTCACCGACACCTGGAACAATCTCGGGACCACCTTCGACGGCGTTAGGCTGGACGTGACCGACACGCAATCGGCCGCCGGGTCAAAGCTGTTCCACGCCCTGAAGGGCGGCACCGCGATGTTCTACGTGGACAAGAACGGCAACGGGTACTTTGCGGGCGACATCCTCGGCGGCAGCTTCGACCTGACCGACATTACGCTGACCGGCACCACGGCGCAGTTCAACGCGGCGCTGTCGGATGGCGACTTCGCGACCCGCGCCGGCACCGAGACGCTGACGAACAAAACGCTGACCAGCCCCACCATCAACGGCGGCACCATCAGCGGCATCACGGATCTTACCGTGGCGGACGGCGGCACGGGGGCGTCTTCGGCGGCGGCGGCGCGCACCAATCTCGGTGTGGCGGTTGGCACCGATGTTCAGGCGCACGGCGACGTGCTGGACGACCTCAACACCCTCGGCGCGGCCACGGCGGACAACCAGTTCCCCGTCTCCACCGGCGCCGGGGTGCTGGCCTGGGAAAGCGGCGCGACCGCGCGTGGCAGCCTCGGCATCGATGAGGACTTCAAGACCGTCGCGCTGCTGATCGCCGACAACACCAAGCTGTCTTATGCGGGTGGCGGCGGCGAGCGTATCGTTACCGCCGGCGACATCGTGACCGCCGGGGGCTTCCGCTACGAAGTGCAGGCCAGCGGGGCGAGCGGGCACATCACCAACAGCGCCGGGACGCCGGTGCAGCTCAACAACCTCGCCCCGAACATTTCCAAGCTGATTTGCCTGGAACGCCGGGGGCTGACCTCGAGCGATACCAGCGCGGGCGCGGCGAACAAGGCATTGCTGGAAGCCGCGATCACCGAGGCCGCCGATAATTACATCATCGAGTTCCCGACAGACGGCGATACCTACGAGTTCGGCACAGATGTCGGCACGGGTTCACAGGCGGCGCAGACCGTGACCTTTACCAGCGTTCCCGAAATCCGGGGCGGTCATTGCTGGCTGGAAAATCTGCGTTTTGTTTCGGGCGCCGCTTACCAGAAGTTCCGCGACATTCGCCAACGCTATGCCAACTTCCCCGGCGCAGTTAACGGCGGCAACTCGGTGGCGATCCGCCACACTGGCGTGGAATGGAGTAACTTTCGGGTCGAGGCGCAGTCCGCAAATCAAGATGGGAACACCGGGGCTTTCGATATTGGCCGCGCCGGCAGCATGATTTACGATCTGGTGCTAAAGGACGGATATTTCAGCAATGGCGGCGTCGATGGAATTGACGTCTACGGCAACGTTCGGCGTCTCCGCATTATCAACATCACCGGCCGATGTGCGGATGACGGGATCGTCCTGAAGGCGCTGGACGCCGACGGCCCGGTATCGGACGTGGTAATCGACGGCTGCGACATCGAGGCAGCTTCGCTTCTGGGGATCGGCACGCAGATCGGCCATGATATTTACGATGTGCACTGCTACGGCGGCATTCTCCGGTCTCGCGGGCGGGCGCTTTACCTCAAGCACGAGAACGCCACCCACAACGCCGGGAACGTCTACAACATCTCGATGAACAACACCATTATTCACAGTCCCGCCACGCAGCCGGCAGATATTTATACCTCGGATGAAGGGTGGGTCCAGAAGATCGCGGAGATCACCGACACGGCGGGGACGGGAATTGTCCGGGGCGTGTCTATGCGGAACACGCGGCTGGACGGTGTTTCGCTCAACAGTTCTGATGGCGGCGGGATGTTGTTTCGGTTCGCGATGGGCGCTGGAAAGACCATTCGAGATGTCAACATTGATGGCGTGGACATTTTTGCGCGAACCGTTGCCGGCGCGGCGGCGGGCACCTACGCCAGCTGGGGGGATTTCATGCAGTTTGGCGGCACGGGCGCAATCGAAAATCTCCGCGTCGGAAATGTCAGCTACGACGGCGAGGCGGATGAGGGGTTAAGCAACGTGTTCCGGGGCCGGAACGGCGGTTCCGCAGGGATCATTGTTACGGGGCCAATTCACGTCAAGCGGTGCAACGCTTCTTCCAACCTGATCGCAATTGAAACCGGCGGCAGCATGGAAATCGACTGGCGGGCGCCCGTGGTAATGCCTGCCGCAACCACGCTGTCGGTTGATGCCGATTATACGGCCGGAACCTCTACCGCGGGCAAGCCGCAAAAATCAGTCACGATCCTCATCCCCTCTTCGAGCGCGGGCGTTGATGCGGACTATGGCCTGCTCGCATTGGACCGGCGCATCCTGCTGGATCGTGTTTCGATGACCACACCGACCGCGATCACGCAGTCGGACACCGATTACATCACGTTCTACGTCCGCGATGGGTCGGGTGCCATTAGCGCGACGACAAAGGCAACCGGCGGCCTCAATCTGGCCGCCGATGCGATTGTCGAGTTCAAGACGCCAAATATCGGCCGGGTTGTCCCAACATCGCAGGGGGTGCGGTTCCAGATCCGGCACAGTGGCGCGGGGCGCGCCCTCGCCGGCTTGGCCCTTACGCTTTGGTACACCGAGCTGGAATGATGGCCAGTAACAAGTGACCAACGAGCGAGGCGAAGTCATGGGGCTAGGCTGGCTCTGGCGGCGGGCGCGCCAACGCGGAGATGAGTATGGAATGGCTTAAAGAGTGGTGGCCGCTGGGTGCGGCAGCGGTGGGCACACTGTTGGGCTACAACACGTCCCAGAACCGGACCGCATATCGCCTGGGAACCTTGGAGCGGCGCGTGGAGAAAGCCGAGCATGACATCGAGGTGCTGGAAAGCAGCCGATCCGCCGACGCGGTGACGCTGGGAATTATCCAAGCCTCGCTTGAGCAGATCAAGAGCATCCTCGGCGACATGCGCGAGGAAATCCGCTCGAAAGCGGACAAGTAGCTCCTACGCGCTGCCGCCCCTTTGAGGGAAACGCGGCGGCCGGGAACTAGTATCCCTGACCGCCGCGCCGGCGGGGGTGACACCTTCGCCACCGGGTTAGCCCAGCAGCGCCCGCCTAGTGAACTTCCAACCTAGCACAAAATCGAGGATCTGTCATGCAGATTACCCCCCGCGTTGCGATGGAAGTCGCTGCGCATGAAGGCATGGTGCGCCAAGCCTATCGCGATTCGACGGACGTGTGGACGTTTTCGGTGGGCATCACGTCGAAGAGCGGCCATCAGGTCGAGCGGTACATCGGCCGGCCCCAGCCACTCGCCTACTGCCTCGACGTGTGGCTGACGGTGCTGGAACACTACGCCGAGGACGTGCGGAAGGCGATGGCCGGCCGCCCACTGACCGAGGCGCAGTTTGCCGCGGCACTGTCCTTCCACTGGAACACCGGGGCGATCCACCGCGCCGGATGGGTAAAGCACTGGAAAGCCGGCAACGACGCGAAGGCGCGCAAGGCGATCATGGATTGGCGCAAGCCGGCAGAGATCACCCCGCGCCGGCAGGCGGAACGCGATCTGTTCTTCAGCGGCAAATGGTCGGGCGACGGGCGGATGACGGAATACACCCGGCTCGACAGCCGCCACCGGCCGATCTGGGGCAGCGCGGTCAAGGTGGACGTTGGCAGCGCCATCGCGGATCTGCTGGGCGGCGCAACGGGTCACATGCCCTCGCAGCCCAAGCCTGACGTGGAACCGCCGGAGGCGCGCCCGGAACGCCCTACCGCTGGCATCATCGCTGCCCTTGTTGCGGGCGCGGCGGCCCTCTGTGCCGCTGCCTGGGGCTGGGCATCCAGCCTGTTCGGAGGCTGAGGACATGGAATACCTGAGACTGAAATCCGTAACGTGGTGGGCTGGCGTGGCGTCGATCCTGCTGGGGCTGGCGTCCATGTACTTCGACGGGGCGCCCCCGGCGGCGCTGGAAGAGGTGGCGCGGGTGATCGCCATGCTGCACGGGCACGGGGATGCGTCCCCGGCGGCGATGATCGTGATGGGCTTCGGCCTGATCGGCATTCGGGCCAAGCTGGAGCGGATGGCGCAATGACCATCTCAGAACTGCGCCTCTTCATCGCCGGCATGGAGATTGCCGAGGCGCCGACCCCCGAGCAATGGGCCACCATCAAGGGCAAGCTGGCCGAGACGCATGAGCCTGTGCAGTACCATGACGGGACCGGGCGCGAGGGCTGGTCCGACTTCTACACCAGCGAGAAGCGCGGCCCCATCCCGGACCTCTACGGATGATCGGGCTGGACGTGCTGCTGGGGGCGCTGCTGGCGGCCGTGGTGGCTGTCGGGGTGGCGTTCCTCAAGGGGAAGTCGAAAGGGCGCTCAGAGGCGCAGAGAGAGGCGGAGAGGCAAGACCATGAGCAAGCGGAAGACATTCGCCAGCGGATGGATGACGTGGAGCGCGTTGGTTCCCGTGATGATGCTCTCGACGTGCTTGGGCG